ACGGTGTTAAAAAAGCAATTCAAATTGAATTTGAAGCAGAACATTATGAAGAAGCATATCAACTTGTGAAATTTTGGAGAGAAAGAGGTGCTTATATTGGAGGGATGATAATGGAATATCTAAAGTCTGAAAAAGAAAAAATTTAATGTGTTCTATAATAGGTTATTCAGGTGAATACAAAAAATCGTTAGTTAATGATATATTGAAAAATTCAAGAATTAGGGGTTTACACTCATTTGGATATTGTTTTTTTGAAAACAAACAAATTAAAATTTTTAAATTTTTAGATTACAACGATTTTTTGAAAAGCATAAATAAAAACAAGCCAAATAAATTTATTGCTCATTTCAGATATTCGACAAGTGGTGATTATAAGGTTGAAAAAAATAATCAACCTATACAAAAACAAAATACAGCTTTAGTTTTCAATGGGGTTATTGATATGGGAACTAAAAAAGATATGGAAGAAATTCATAATGTTTTTTTAGAAACAGATAATGATGGTGAATTAGCTTTGATAAAATATAATGAATCAGATGATTCTGTTTTGGATTTTATAAAAAACAAAACTTTTGCCGGTATTTTTATAAATGAAAACGAAATAAAAGCATTAAGAAATAAAAATAGACCGGCTTATGTTGGGTTTTATGATGATATAAAAATAATTGCCTCAACAAAAGACATATTACAAAGATCAGGTGTTTTAAACTTTATTGAGATGCCAAAAAATAATTTTTATGAAATATGAAAATAAGGTTAGCAAGGGAATCAGACGAGGACTTTATAAAAGAAATTCATAAAGAATCAAAAGAATTTATTGGAAGTTTTAATTTGTTTTATAGTTGGGATGATTATTTAAAAAGACAAACAAAATATTTGTTTTATGTAATTGAAGGAAAAGCATTTATGCGATATGGTTATAGTAAAATGCTGAAATGTTTTGTAATAAAAGAAATTGCAGTAAAAAATGAATTTAAAGGAACAGGGTGCGCAAAAGCATTATTTAATCACACAAAAAGACCGTTATATTTAACTTGCAATACAGATAATAAAAAAGCAAATGAATTTTATTCAAGAATGGGGATGAAGTTTAAAGGGGAAAAAACAAGTAAAAACGGTAAATTCAAAATGAATGTATGGGTTATCTAACATATGAACAATATCATAATGATTCTATGGAAGCAAAGGATGTTGATCCATCAGTTATTTGTTTAAAATATTTAGCAGACCGTTTTGAATTAAATTTAAGTCAAAGATATTGGATTGCTTATTTATATGGAACAAATTATTGCGCACCAACAACCTTTTTAATGTATAATGAATTCCCTGATTTTGAAATGGTCAACATTAATAGATTGAAAAAATGGTGGACTGAAAAGAAACATAAAACTATATTTCAAACTGACAGATTAAGGATAAAAACCGGAGACAATTTTATACCAAGTTTTATAAGTTATAAAAATTTAGTTAAAAACAATCAACAAGAATATTTTAGAAATGCTAAAAATAGTGATGAAATTTACAGTTTAATAACAAATATTAAGCATTTTGGTAGGTTTAGTTGTTTTAATTATTTGGATGTGTTAAATCAAATAACTGACATTAATCTAAACCCAAGATATTTGAATATGATTGAAGCAGAAAGTTGCAGAAAAGGGTTATGTTATGCAATAGGCAAGGATGAGTTGGTAAATAAAAAATTAACTAAACAAACAGCATTAGATTTGCATAAAACTTTTTTGGAGTTTATGAAAAAATATGATGGTAATATTTATCAAATAGAAACAACATTGTGCGCATATCATAAATACAGAAAAGGACAAAGATATATTGGGTATTATATAGAAAGAATGAGGAAGGAGATTGAAAAAATGGAACAAATGAATTATGGTGTTGCTTGGGAAGTTCTTTGGCAATTTAGAGAAGAAACGTTTAACAAAAAATATTTGAATGAACTTAAATAATTCTTTTTTATTAATAGGAGGTTGTGGATCAGGTAAAACTTGGACAATGAAATCAATAATAAAAAATAAAAACTTGGATGTTTCAGGTAAATGTGGTATGATTTATTTTAAAACTAACAAGCAAGAAGATGTTTGTGTTTTGGGCAAATATGATGGAAGTGTTTTTGAAGGCTCAGACAAATTATCAATGGCTGTTGCAAGAGATTTTGAATTGTTCAAAAAACTTTCAGATCTAAAAAAATGGAAAATAATTTGCGAGGGTGATAGGTTTACCAATAAAAAGTTTATTGATGTTTTCAAGCCTTATGTAATAAAAATAAAGGATTCAGGAGAAAAAGGAAGAAAATTAAGAAAATCAACCCAAACAGAAAGGCATATTAAATCAATCCAAACAAGGGTTAACAATACAAAATACAACATTGAAGTAGAAAATAGCTTAGAAGCGTTAAAAACATTGTTAAATTTGATATAATGAAAATAATAGATTTAATCGAAGTTAAACACAATCGTAAAATGGGTGAAGTTTGTGAATATATTGAACCAAACGTAACAGATGATTGTATATTTTATGCTGATGGTGAACCAATAGGGTTTTATATGATGAAAATGCCTGAAAAGATGTGCAAGTTGGCAGATTTGGCAAATAAAGAATTTAGAAGTGACCGAGTTCCAAAAACCGTAATGAGTAGAGCAACAGTAGCAACTAAGGAAGCATACGATTTAATGAAAACAGATAAAAGCGGAAAACAAAGAGTTGATCAATATTCTACTATTTTAGGAGGTATACCACCAAAAGCACAATTTAAAAGACCGTACCCAAACTTATCAAGCGTTCATTCTGTTAAGTCTGCTCAAACATTCATAAAGGCAATGTTATTACTTGCAAAAGAAAGTGAGAAACTAATTAAAGAAATATTGCCTGAACAATACGAGAAACAAGTAGAATTATTCAAAGATGTGCCTGAAAAATGGAGATTTGGAAATATATTTACAAGTTCAATTTCAAATTATAATATTCCCGCACCATTTCACAGAGATGCCGGAAACATAAAAGGAGCAGTAAACGTAATAATTTGCAAGAAACATAATTCTAAAGGTGGAGATTTACACGTTCCTGATTATAACGCAACAATAGGTCAACAAGATAATTCAATTCTTGTTTATCCGGCTTGGAGAAATGTTCACGGAGTTACACCAATTATACCAACTTTTGAAGATGGTTACAGAAATAGTTTAGTTTTTTATCCGTTAAAAGCGTTTAAAGGATTGGATTCATAAATAAAACATTACAAAATGGCACAAAAACGAACAAAAGTACAACAAGAAAGAGTTTTGAAGGCGTTAGAAAGTAGTTTGGGCGTTGTCACAACAGCTTTAAAAAATTCTGATGTCACGAGAACAACCTATTATAGATGGTTGCGTGAGGATCAAGAATTTGCAGAAAAAGTTGATGAAATAGACAATATGCAGCTTGATTTCATTAAGTCCAAATATTACGAATGTGTAAAAGATAAAGTGCCATCAGTAGTTATTCACGCTGCCAAAACAAGATTAGGTTGGAATGAAACAAATAATGTTGACATAACAACAAAAGGTGATAAAATTAATGATGACAGGGTTGTGATTAATTTTAAAGGCAAAAGCGAAGATTAACCGTTGCTGTGGAAATAACTTTTTCCAAAACATATCAACCATTGTTTGACATTCTTGAATCTTGGAATGTTGTCAATTCAAAAGAATTTAAAAATTATTCTGCTGATGATAAAAAATATTGGTCTGAATTGGCTGAAGTTGACACTATTTTAATTTCGGGCGGTAGGGATTCCGGAAAATCATTTGCTTTATCTTGTTGGAATCCAATTGCAGCCAAAGATTATAATCATAGAATTTTATATACAAGACAAACAATGTCAACAACCGATAATTCAATTACTGAAGCATTGGAAGGTCGTATGCAAGATTTGGGTTATGAGCAATTTTTTAGTGCTGCAAATAAAACGTATTATGTAATAGGTGGTGAAGGAAGGATATCAATTACCGGTCAAAGAACGTCAAAAGGAACGGAAACAGCTAAATTAAAATCATTAGAAAATTTCAGCGTATTCCAAACAGAAGAAGGTGAAGAATTAGAATCTTATAATGAATGGAATAAGGTTAAAAGGTCAATGAGAGCAAAAGATGTTCAATGTTTAGCAATTATAGTTTTCAACCCTCCAACAAAAGAACATTGGATTTATGAAGAATTTTATGATGCCATTGTTCCAAATGGTTTTAATGGCGTTAAAAACAAAACTTTATACATCCATTCAACGTATAAAGATAATATTGATAATATGGCACAACACAACATTGAAGAATTTAAAATGTTGGAAGATGCCTACTATGAATATGAAAAGTTATCAAAAGATAAAAAAGAAATAGCGGATGCAAAATTGCGCAAAAAATGGTCACAATATAAATTTGAAATATTAGGCGGTTTCAAAGATGTTGCAGAAGGGGTTATTTATGAAGATTGGGAAATTGGTGATTTTGACGAAAGTTTAAATTATATTTATGGTTTAGATTTTGGTTTTGATGATCCTGATGCGTTGATTAAAACAGCCATAAACCACAACACAAAAACAATTTATTTAAAAGAAGAATTATACAAAAATGGTTTAGGCTCAGATGAATTATACAAAGCATTATTTGAAATTTGTGGGAGTAGTAATTTAATCATTGCGGATGCTGCTGATAAAAGGTTGATA